CTCATTGCCCTGCTACGCGGGGACTTTTGCTTGAGACCGGGAACCCTGGCTTACACCTAGGTTTCCTACCTTCTGTGCCCTTACGGGATCACAGTCGTACTGGCCCCTTCCCATGGCCCTGCTACAACCCTTACGAGTAGTAGTGGAATTTCCATGGGAAGGTTTCTGGTGCCTGATCTGTAAAGATTGAGGTGTCAGAAACATAGGCTTCTTGTTGGAGGAACGAGAGCTCACGCTCCAGATCAACGACGGTTTTACAACCTTTCAATGTGTCTCTCCAACGGCCTAACATATACATGAAGGTCTCCTCATTCTCCCGCCAACCTACGGTAACGCAGATTCCGTGTAGAATATTTCTAAACCTTCTAGGTAAATTAGTGAGATCGATAAGCCCTGCGCGTTCAATTACTTGACCCAGGACTAGTGCCTCCAGCGTCTTACGGCGACGGAGTTTGTCTTCGACCTCATTTACCGATACGAGACCCACCCTCTTTGCTGCCAGGTTAACCTGTTCGCGGCTCGGGAGAGTCTCGCCTGCGATCCATGTCCTACCCGTAAGGGGGATCTCTGGATCGTTCTTCCACTGCCGAGCAAGTGAGATCCAAGTAATTGGTCTATACTCACCAGGCTGCCACCTTGTGGCATAACCTCCAATCATGTGGTCCACAGTTTCAAGTTTTGGGACGTAAGTCCCCTTACCTGTACCATGTGCCGAGGTTAGTGAAGTGAATCGCCGGAGCGATGCCGCAATCTCCCATTCGGGAAGACCGAATAAGGGCGCAAGCCCTCGGTCTAACCGTGTGCGTCGTAAGATGCCTTTGAGAGATAACATCGTTGGGAACAAGACTCCCCCAAGGGAGCTTGGTAACGCCAAGATGAGCGGAATCGGTCCGGTAAGGTTATTTGAGCACTTGAAGGCGTCGATGAGAACCCGAGCCCCCTCACGGGAGATCGTCTTCGACTCTAGTGCCCAAATGATATGCTTGGTTAGGGCAGAAGCCCTTCCAATCCAAGCAGGAGTATCCTGGGAAGCGCCCGGACCAGGTACCGTAAGGTACTTGATCTTGACGCAGTCCGTCTTTACGATCGGCTTCCCAGTTTTCTCCAAACGTGAGACATATCCCCATTCTTCCGCCAGTTGGACGGAGTGACGGCTTACGCCGTGCTTTCCGGGGGACATGACCCACGAGAACCAGTCAAAGGCCAACCTGCTGTAAAGCTCGGGTTGTATGCAGAACAGGCGCACGTAATCGTCACCGATTATTGCCGTAAGGCCGCCTGCAGAAGCACGTAAGACCTTGACTGGGTCCGGTTCCGCCTCGGAGACCGCATTGTCTAGAATGAGATTCTGGAGAAGCATTAGGATAAAGGATAACCCCTCGCCCATCATGACCCCTGTGATATGGGGTATTCCTGGACTTGATGCTTCACCGTCTAACTCAGTATAGATGAACGACCGTGGTAGAACCATGAGGTGTGCTGCAATCCACACGTGAGTGGGGACCAGCACACCCCTTTTCTGGAGACCCTCGAGGTAGCTGAACATTACTGTTTTAGCCATCTCGTGACTTGTCGAATCAGTGCAATTACTTACATCTGCCGACAGGCTCTCCAGATGCGTCCAACCTGCAGGTACTTTGCCCAATTGCTTGAGCATGTCCCACAGTTTGTACGCGGCCTCGAAGCCGATTGACACTCGAGGTTCTGCAACCGTAAGGTTGTCTTGGAACCAGTGTCTTGCCGCGGCTGCGAGGCGGGAATATGAAGCTGGAGGAATCGCAAGAGTCCTACCCTTCCAACCCTCTTCGGGTACAGTAATGATCCGAGAGGGGAGCTCCATGTTCCCTGGGAGTATGCGAACTTCTGGGTAGACCTTACAGTCCAAAGCCCATAATGGGACATCTGTAAAGATAGTCCCAGTCAAGTTCACATACCCACCCCGGGATAGCTCGACGAGATCGAGCGTCACCAAAAGGTTACCTCCGAGAGGCGTATCAAGGGTTTGGACCAGGTTGTGGTCGCCAATGATATTACTCAAGAAGATATCCGGAAGTGATGCTCGGTCCCGCCGTGGAATTCCGAGGCGGGTTCCCGTGGAATCAATGACAGTTGTACCACGTACCTCCTCTGGGATGTCGAACTCTTCCTTACGGAACCGTTCATACATCTCAAGGAGCTGCTGTCTTTTTCCACCTTCTGACACGGTTGCCTCATAGCATGCACGAGTCGACGCGCTTACGTGCGAAGAATTTTTCTTGTACATGCCACTGTGCATACCTGCCAGATCATTGGCCCTCCGACCGACCTCCGTAAGGTGGTTGGCCCAAGGACCTGGCGCCACCGAGTGTAACTGCTTACGCTGTTTCTCTTGGGACGCCAGACACACAGCACGGTCTCCGGGGGGTAACCCCCGAGAGCCGTTAAGGAGCTGAGCGAAAATCGCATCCTCCGCTTGTGTCATTCCGGAACCAACCTCACGGCACCAAACAGTTGTTAACTTTTCCAGTAATGGATGTTCTCTCAACTTTTTGGGTAGGGGTAACCCTCGCCGTGTGGTCCGGCCTCCTTCAGTGCCCCACCACCAACCCGGTAACGGTTCGGGGGGGGCATTTGCGTCACTGTCCATCTTACGATAGTGGTAGTGCCGGAAGGAAAGTTTGATAGCGTTGCATACCGCAAGGTATCCTACGTTCTCAGACATGGCGATTTTCAGAATTCGCACCCTGAAATCCCATAAAGCGAGACAAAACTCTGGTGTGGGTCCAATGTCCGTAAGGACGGAAGCTACGAGCGCAAGCGCGAAGCCCCGGAAGCATTGGATTGCTCTTACGAGTCCACTTAACCATTGTATTGTCTCGGTACATAGCGCGTCAACCGCAAGGTCGGCGCCTATGCCATCGATCGGAGCCCTTACGGGACGATCGAGTACCCAGATATCGCTGGGAACCCTCAGAGAAGGATCGACCAGGTAGCCGTAAGGCAGCCTGACCCAGAGCCTCCCCTCAAGGACCCAACGTAAAGCAGCATGCGTAGGCGTGCCACCTTCCCACTCGGGTAAGAGCGGATATTGGCCTTGCGGCCAGTCAATTCGTTTTGCTTGATTGACAGAACCACTCGCCGTAGGCGATGTGTGGAGAGGATTGCTC